CGACCTTTGGTTGGCTAAGGGTAGCCGCAAGCAGATTTAATCGATGGCTGTATCTGGGGGCACTTAATTGAGTCCTCGGGGAACGAGTAGTCAAACTAGGACCGACTTGTCGATCACCAGTACTGCTCCAAAAGCGTTAGTTAAGGGCGTCTAGCGGACCATGGAGGTAGTTGACCGTGGAAAACTGGACAGTTCGCCCGCCGGCTTATGCGTGAAGGCCGGAGCCGTCAATAGGCTAAGTTACGCAACCCGTGGTGACGGTTAATTCACCCGCTGGCACACCGTTATCCCCCCTACCTGCTAAAGCTGTTGACCCTGGCAGGAGGAACACTACTCCAGCAACTTCGTGGGGTGGGCTCCATGTCATGCATTAAGCCACTGACAGCGGCAACGCCGATCAAGGACGAGCGAACGAGCGAGTCTGAGATTGTGAAGCTTCACTCCGAAAATGGTGTAGATGGTCGCCCCATCATCAGCAAAACCATTTTCCAACGCAGCAATCAGAGCCATCCGCTATTAAAGAGCACTGGGCTCCAAGTCGCGCGAACTGCCATTTCGGCCCTGGTGAGGGTCAAGGCTTTTCTCATCGTCATTGCTTGCTTGACGACAATGCTGACGATCATCCCTGCCGCATGTCTGACCGGCAGGTTGGTCTGTACCTTGGCCATCATGGCCATCAAAATCGTCAGACACAGAGCTTTCCTCCCGTGTTTGTTGTGCGCGCTGCTAGCGCACTCAATTCCATTCGGAGAAGTGCTCCCCGTGCGGCACATCCATTTTGCCGCTGGCGGTAGGAACCGTAAGAGCAAGGGCAAACAGCCCCTCGACGCCACACAGGCTCAGAAGACCTCAGGTCCCGTCCTCGATCCAACCCCTCCCTTAGGCCACCTCTCGTGGCAGGCAGGGAACAGGAAGTTCGAGCTCCAATATGTGGACTGGGACACTGAGAGAGCTTGTGGCATGAACGCCATAAAGTACTGCACCGGAGTGCCATGGGAAAAATTGGACGCTTGTGCTCACGTCGCCGGGGTGGACCCCACCAAAGGCAGCCACACCTTTTACGAGTTGAGCAAGATCATGAACAAGTTGAGGCTTTGCATCAACTGCTACATGGTGATTGGCCGTAGTGAAGGGACCCATCCAGCTCTGGAACCAATTGAGTGCAAACTAGGCACGGGCAGTATGGTGAACGCGCCCGACAGGCTTGTCTTCTTCGAGGCATCCGCTGAGACCATGCTGAAGTTTGGAGCCAGGTCTTCTGTGGCCCCCAATTGGGGCCGTGAATCGCATGTGGTGGTGGCAGTGAGGCGTGGATTGACTATCCGCACCATTCAAGGCCCCATGGGCACGCCAGGCCCCTCCCCTTCTGGGCCTCCTGACGATCCGTCCACGAGGCCAACCCACCCAACATCAGGCCCCTCCAGCTCCGCAACACTGCCCGCGTCAGCCGCTCCTCACTCCCCACAGACAACGACCACTGCACCTCCGGCGGCGGTCAGTACCCCGCCAGCCCAAGCCCCTCCCGTAATGCCCATCACGTCAGCAGCACCAGCTGCACTGGTAACGTGCCCCGCGCCTCCGCCTCCCCCACACCGGCCAGCATTTCTCCCACCTACTGGTGGTAAGAGAGTAACGCCCGACGAGTGCCCTTACCTAGAGCAACCCGACGGCAAGATTATGCAGATTCGGGAGATCTCTCACAAGTCATTGGAGAGAATGTTTGGCAACCACAGAGTGGTCCTGTCCATACCTGTGGCAGGTGTTGAAACTGTCTCCTACATCACGTGGGCAGCCATCGCCATCTCGATCTTGAGGAAATTGGTGTGGCTCTACGTGGTGCTGAGGGACGCACGGGTCTACGAGAGGCTTTGGGACAAGCTCGTCCAGGTCCTTATGGACATGCGACCCGCCTTGTTGGGCGCTGCTTTCGGCGACGACATAGGGGGCACACTTGAGTGGATGTTGGACAACGTGGAGTACGCGCTCACAGTGTTGCCCTACGTTTCCATCCTGGCTACGCACATCATCCCCTTCGCCTGGGCTTACGCCTGGTACAAGTTCTCTCTGTTCAGGTCGACGCACTTCCCCAATGGATTTCCCGTTTTGGTCATCAACTGCACCGTACGGCTGGGAGAGTTCAGCGTTGGCCTGGGCGACCGACAATGGTGGTACACTGGCTCTCCGAACCAGTACATCGGCTGTGGACCCACCAGACCAGACACCCTCTACAATGTGCCAAGAAGTTCGGCATGGTCGATGTACAAGGGCAGGTGTGAGCACACCGTCTTTTCCCCTGTCGACAGGCCAGACCTGATGTGCGACACCGGCCTTGAAAATTGCCTGAGGACCACCAAACTCTGCTGGTGGCCCATTCAGGTCACGGAAGGCGCGCACACTTGGGTGTATTCTTTTGTGAGCACTGGGAGGAAAGCGTGGTATGAGGGTGGTGAGTGGGAAGAATATCGAGCCGTTCGTAGTATGGCAGACGGAGTCGATCACGCTCGGTTTACGGAGCACTGCCGCAGGAGCGAAAGAGCAGTGAAGGTGCAGGTTCCATCAGGCATTAGCACCACTACCTACATGCAGGTGCCTTCCGCCCCCACGATGATGTTGCCCCTAAAGACGTATCTAAACGCCGCCAGGGTTTCGTTTCATTCTGCCAACAAGGCGGCGGTCGTGGAATCGTTGAGGAACGTTATAACCACCCACTCCGCTTCCTCACCCGATTTCGTTGCCGAACCAGAAGCTATTCTGGCGTGGACCGGGTATTTTTTGGAGCACTACCACCAGGCCCGCCTCTTCGGCGATGTGAAGTTTGCCGCTAAGAAGTCGAAGGGCGATGCTTTGCCAGCCACGGAGGAGCAACCTCTGTCCGCCGCCCCCCGCAGATGCAATGTGTGTCGAGGTTGGGCACCCATCAAGTACTCGTGGAGGCATGGGATGTGCCCCCGCTGCTACGTCACGTACACAAGGCAGTGGAATGACGGCTACGAGTCCTTGCTTTACGCCGATGGGGAAACCCAGTACCCGAGGGACCCCGGCATCAAGCACATGCCTGGGATCGTCTTCATGGAACCGTGTAGGGCGGTTGAGAAGACGAAACCACCCCGGAGCGGTGCGGTTTTCGGCGGTACCATCGAAGAAGTCGCGAAGGCCAAGCTCGGCTTTACGGACGGCACCATCCTGCGCCCCGACAAACAGAGCAAACCTGCTCTCGTGGGCATTGGTTTGGCCACCCGGGTTAGTGTCTTTCAGAACAACCCTGAGGTGGAAGATGTCGCCTTGCGCACGCGCCTGTTCGCCAACCCACTCATGTCCACCACAAAGCCTGATTATGAAGGTTTGTTTGCCTTCATGGACAGAATGGGGTTGATTGGCCAAAAGCAGGATGAGATGCCAAAGCTGGTCTTCAGCAACACTTCGGACTGGCCAGAGCCCGAGGAGAGGAGGGTAGACTTCGCCGACAGGCTCCGCAAGTTTGCAGATGACTGCAATTACATCGTGGACGGCGACGGTACGCACCGAGGGTGGATCGCAGACTTCCCACCAGCGCGAAGAGCCCAATTTTGGAAAGCAATCCAGGCGGACCCACTGGAAAAAGTGAGGTTCAATTTTTTCATAAAGCGGGAGCTGGCGGTCTTGCCACCACGATGGGGTGTTGAGGCCCCTGACCAGACCAACCCCCGCATAATTTGCTCTCCGAACGACCAGACGCACTGCGTCATGGGTCCCGCCATGCGGTACTGCACCCACTTCTTGCACTCCCTTTGGGGCCACGGAAGCTGGCTCACCTATGCGGGTGGGCTCACCCCGCCAGAAATGGCCGACTGGCTCCAGCAAGAGGTCAGTCCTGATTGTATGCATTTCACTCGAGGGTCAGGGTTTGTTGCAGTGGAGAATGACTTCTCCAAGTTTGACTGCACATACTCGGCCACGACTTTGGATTTTGTGAGGCGAGTGTATGCACATTGGGGGTTCGACGTCACAAAAGGCCCCATGGACCTGGTATGGCGTGGGTGGCGGCGGCCGAAGGGGTACACCAAGAGCGGCCGCGTGGTTTGCGGGCCGGTGATGAACGCGTCGGGGCGGGACGACACCGCTCTGATGAACGCGCTGATCAACGGTGGTGTGCAGGCCTACGCCTATGCTTCCGTGCTGCTGGGCACCAACCGCCCCGAAAACGCCAGTTCAGAGGAACTCGAGTGGGTGCGGAACAACGTCAGGCTGGTTGTCCTCGGAGACGACAGTCTGGCCATAGTGCCCGAGCGCGACTTGCACGGCAGACTGTGGAAAGCCAGCGACATTTCACGAGTGGTGGACATTTTCGGCTTTGAGGCCAGGGACATGAAAGTCCACCACCACCCGTGCAAAGCCGTTTTCCTCGGCTGCAGACCTTACCCCGCCCTGGACAGGGGAATTTTGGTTGCCAGCTGGGGGCCCACTATTGGGAGGAGGGCGGTCAGACTGGCCTTCTTCCGCGACCCGGCAGGCAAGGACCCCTACGCCTGGCTCAAGGGCATCACCACTGCAGCCTTGCAGTGCTATGGCCATGTCCCTTACCTCAACGACCTGGCACGCAGGATGCATGAGCTGAATCCCAGCCGGCAAACCACCCCCAACGACTGGAAGGAGGACGCGCACAAAAGGTTCATGTTCCAGTCCGACCTGGAGGAGGCCAACGAGGTATGGCCCTGTTTGGAAATGGTGTACGGAGTGAGCCGTTGGGACAGAGCTCTCTTCCGCGCTAGGTTGAACCAAATCATCGCTCTACCAGCGGTCGTCATCGACCCCAAGCTGGAGAGCATGGTCGAAGCCGACACCTAGAGAGGACACCGGTGTTCCGGCACCGTCATCAAACCGGTCGGCGCCTGCCGGCGCATCGGCTTTGCAATGCTTTGGGTGGCGCTGTTGGTCAGGCGCTCAGTAGAAGATACTGATGACAGGGGCGGGGGCCCCTAGAAACCTCAGAAGGGTTTGATCACCCAACAAGCAAATACCAATGCCACAAAAGCAAAGCAAGAAGCCCAAGACCGTGAGAGTTGGAAAGGTAAAAGCTCGCAAGCCCAAGCAACGAGCCCCATCAAGGAGCAACCCTGCTCGTAGAGACCGGACATTTGACATGTCTCACATAGGTCGCGTCCTTAAGTCCTATTCCAACATCACCCAACCCAAAACCCAGTGCACACAAGAGTTGGCGCTGGCGATAGCGCTGCCAGATGAGTACCCATCCATCCGATTACCGACAGTGGATTACCCTCGATCATCCATTGCCACTTTGTCGGACCAGTACTCTTGGACGGTTCCTCCAGTGTCTCCAACCTCTTTAGGTTTCCTCAGTGGATCTTTCATTGCTGCTCTTTATGGGCAGCCTGCTCGATCCATGATGGTTTGGCAGTCACTGTCCACCGGCGCTTACGACTGCTCATTTGATGGACCCAACTCCAGCAGATGGTGCATCGCCCCAGGTGACCCCTTTTTACGGAGCAATGGAGATTACTGGCCACTGGTGACGGCCGCTTTCCGCTCCGGAACATCACCCCCGCATGGCAGAACCATGGCCTTGGGGGTTTCAAGGGGGCACAATTTCGTATTTCTCAACAACAGCGACAGGATCAACATTGAAGCGTCGGGAGGACCCTTTGGCACCCTTACCGGTGCTCTGAACTTCTCCGTCTGGAAGTGGTGTGGCAAAGAACAATCACCGACCCAGGCCACGTGGGCTTCCATCACTGTGACGGCGGGGACCATAGTTCCGACATCAATATACACCTTATCAGGCAATTCCGGCTACTTCGCTGTTCAGTTTGACAGCGTACAGATCACTTCCGGGGATGCTGGCACAGGGAACCACGAACTCCGCGTTGATGTACAATGCTCAGCCAACGAAGGCTTTGCCTTGTTGCACTCCCCGGACGTGGACCCCCTGAGCGAGGGAGACGTAAACATGTTGACAGAAACCAGACTGAATTCTTCATCCTTGCTAATGACTAACACAACCTCGGTGCTCAATAAACAAGGCACGGTCATTGCGGCGAGGTTGAGGAAGGTGGACGTTACCCAGGCCACATTCGACATGCTTACAAAAGCCGCAGAGAAATACACAGGCGCAGCGGAAAAGGGAGTTTACACGTTCAAGGAGTTCACGGAGGAAGCAAGCCAATTCAAGAGTGCTTATATCCGCAACCTCCAAGGCACAGTCACTGGCCTTGCCTTCGATTTGGACGTGGACGACTATTACCACCTAATTTACATAAGTGCAAATACGGCAAATCAATTCAACGTAAGGCACACTGGAACATATGAGTACAAGACCGAGGTGGCCCGATATGCTAAGGACGTCAGTCCCTATGCCTACACGGATCTGATCTTGGCCAGGCGCCTCATTTCCAGTAACCCAGAGTGGTTTTATGAAAACCCGCTGCACATGGCAGATGTCTACAGGTTCGTTAGGAGAGCGGTAAAGTTCGCAGGCAAGTACGCTGGGACGGCCGCTTCCGTAATTCAAGCATTGGCCCCACAGTATGGAGCACCGGCCGGACTGGCCGCCGCAGCGCTCCAGGGATTTGCTGAGCAGATGTAGACAGCCACCAGGGTCCGGGCGACCTGGTTGAGAATTCGCAACTCTCGTAAAATAGCGTGTTCGCCCCACCAGGGCAGGGGTGTAGTTGGCACCGCCCCTAGTCGCAGTCCAGCAATGCTGATCCGGAGGAATGACGTCCTCCCGACTTGACTGGTCCCCTTCCCGAGCCACGATGCCGTCTGTTGATGGCGACGGGGG